ATATTAAAAACCTGCAAAAGGAGGATAACGATGGCGACAATGATTAAAGAACCTACAGCTGAATTTAAAGAAGCTAAGGAAGAAAATCAAGTACCTACAGATCCACGAGGCATCAAAGAATATCTTGAAATCATACCAAACCCAGTAGGATACCGAATGTTAGTCAGACCATGGTCTGGACATAAAAAAACAAAAGGTGGACTTTTATTAACAGAAGAAACATCAGATAAAATACAAATGACAACAGTTGTTGCACTTGTAGTTAAGATGGGTGATCTTTGTTATAAAGATGAAAGTAAATTTCCTAAAGGTGCATGGTGTAAGGAAGGCGACTTTATCATTTATGGTAGATATGCCGGCTCACGATTTCAAACTAAGTTCGGTGAACACCGAATACTCAATGATGACGAGATCATAGGGACAGTCAAAAAGCCAGAAGATATTCTCCGTTTATTTTAGGAGGATAAAATGGCAGAAATAAATGACTATAGTGCGGAAGCATTACTTAAGAAAGAATCGACTAGTAAAAATGAAGTTGAATTAGATATAGATGATTCTAATGAAACTGAGATTCAACTAGACCCAATAGAAAAAAAAGAAGAGTTACCTAATCTTGATAGAGGTGAAGTTGATTTAGGTGGTGTAACTCATGATAAAGAACCTGAGATAAAAGAAAAAGTTGAAATAGAAGAAATCGTTGAGGAAGTTAAAGAAGAGCTTAAAGCAGAAGAGCCTGATAACTTAGTTAAACACTCAGATAACTATCAGAAAAGAATTGATAAACT